AAGAGAACCGACCGTATTGGCTAGAATTTGGTCTTGTAAGTAATCAAATAGGACAGTTCCTAAAAGATTCTTTAAGTATTTATCCTGACTCGTTCTTACGAAGGGTAGGAGTGCATCTGCATCTATTGCCCCTTGTAGTGGAGAGTTCTTAATAATATCGTTTCGGTTTATAAAAAGTGCGTACGCCATATATTCTTAGTTTAAAAGTTTTCCATTATTATCATACATTTCATATTCTCTACTAAAGAATGCCCTACCCATTGTTGTAGGAAGTGCATCTTCAACAGTCGCATCTCCACTATCTTCCGTAGTTGCAGGGTTTTCCATTTCTTTATTAGTTTCATCTGCAACTTGTCCAACCGTCTTATCAGTTTCTTCTGCTTGTTGAGATAGAATTGCTAAAGGAGTTAATTGGTCAAAGTATAATTGTGCATCTAAATATCCACCCTCAGTCAATGCTGCATCTAAAGCATTTAGAATAAGGTTTTGAAATGGAGAGATAGTCATTGTTTGCATGATTGAGAATGCTGTTTGCATTTCTTCTGATTGAGAACTAAAACCTGTTGTCTTACTTCTTATACCAAATAGAAGAGGAGAAGTAACTCTATGAGCTACTAAGATTCTGTCTTGAATATAATCAGCAACATACTCATACTTCTCATGTAAGTTATCAATTTGTATTGTATCTATACTGGGCTTAGTTTCAACAGAATCGTTAAATGATAACATGAAACGACCTGCGTTATCAGTACCAGTAAACTTTGCTTGAACTAAATCCTCTATGGTTTGTCTTTCTTCAGGTGCAGGAACTCCATTATTAAAGTTAATCATTACTGCAGGTAAGAAACCATTAGTGATGTTATTAAAATGTAAGTTACTTATCTCACCATCAGATATTGCTAATTGCATTGCTGATACCCAATCAGGTAGGGAATAATAGTATAGACCAGGACAGTAATTCTTAATCCAAAGTAATTCTACTTTTTCATTAGAAGTACCAAATGCTGGTAATTTCTTTTTATCCTTTATCTTTCTTTGGTCATTCCAATCAGTACAATAATAATAATTTTCTATCTTAGGATTATTACCAATCTTTTCAGCTCTTAGTGTTTGTGCTGGGACATGGTAAAACTTAATTACTTTTGTATGGTCATCGTTCCAATAGACTTGGAATGCTGCATTACCATAAAGTTTTAAATCAAATGCTACTCTCTTAACTTCCTCTTGTGGAATTAACTTTTGTAGAACTTTATCGAATCCTGCACTCTTAGAATATAAACCCTTTCCATATATTAAATCTGCAATACCTTCGATACATGCAGCGTTAGATGTAGATACGTTAAATGCAGATATTACTGCATCGAAGAAATCATCTTGGCCATAAACACCAAAAGGCACCCATGAGTAACGGGTTTTTGTGTCTTCATTGATAACCGGTAATTGGTTATTGTTAACATTTATGATTGCAAAGTTTTGTTTTTTATTCATATTAGTTGTATATTACATATTTGTTTTCTGAGACATGAGATACTTCATTACCATCCAAAGGAATCTGATTCTCATAAACTGATTTATCAATTGATTGAGAATGGTAGACTTGTACCGAACCATGCCATATTGTATCAGCAGAGTTATATAAAGTTGCTCTATACTCACTACCAACAACTGCTCCACTTATACTTGCAGTGAAAGCTAAGATGCTTTCATAACCAGAATATGATGCAGATGATAAGGATGCAGTAAAAGAATTTAAACCCATCATATCAGTTAAACTCATAGTAAATGAGTTAGAACCTGTTGGTTCAGTTCTAATAGTGTATGAGTTGGATTGAGAGATATAATAGGCCAGCATTATCTATGTGTTTAGTAATAATAACACTTATTTTCCTTTAAATAGTTAAAACAAAAAAAGGTATCCATATAGGATACCTTCTTATTATTGTGTTATACTGAGAGTTAGTTACTTCCGTATACGATTGTATTACCATTTAAAACAGAAGTTGGAATAGCTGTTGTTGTAGTTGAGCCTGATACGAATGAAGCTGGTAACTTTTCTTGCCCCTGGAAAGTAACTGAATAACCATAAAGGTCACCCAATGCTCCACCGGTTTGAATTGTTCCTGCAGTCACATCACATCCTTCTTTTTCTCCTGCTAAAAGTGCTTCACCATTCAATGTCCACAAGATGATTTGAGGACGGCCATAAGCCATCAACTTCAATTGTGTAGTCATTTCATTAGTTAACTTCTTTAAGTTCAATGTTAATTCTTGAGAGAAGAAGGTTGTACCATTTTCTCTTGACGTATTAACTGTTTCAGTATACGCACTTGTTCCTTTTAATTCATAGTAATACAAAGTACTACCTGAAGGAATTGCTGTTAAGAGTCCATCAGCATCTTTAGTGAATGAGCCTGTTGTGTAATTGATAAAATAAACTCCTGCAAGTCCACCTACCGATTCTTTACAAACCTCATTTCTACCTTTTGATACTTGACAATTTAATCCTGTTAGTGCCATAGCTGTTGTTTTTTATTTTAAGTTATTAAAAAGGGTGAGTTTCTGTTTTTAAGATACTCCCCACCCTTGTTATATTTTATTAGTATGCTCCGTAGTATACAATATCGCTACCGATACCGAACTGAACACCTGAAGTAAATCTCATGATGATACGATAGTTCTGAGAACCATCGATGTCTGCCATATCAATTACTTTCACTTGGTTGTAATCAGATAACAAACCAGTTCCGAAGAATAAGTTTGATTTTTGTGCTGCTACAACTTTGTTATCACTCATACCAGGGCAAAGAACAACGTCAATACCATTGTAGTTATAAGGTTTTTCTCCGATAACAAATTGGTTTTGGTAACCACTTGCTGCAACACCAGTAACTGTTGTACCTGCTGTAGTTGATACACCAGAAGTTGCTTGTTGCCATGCTCTTGCTACGTTTGTACCAACATATAAAACTAAATCTTGTTTACCATAAACTGTTGTTGGAATAGTTTGTACGATAGAATCGAATTTAGCGATAATGTTTGCTGAGGTAACTGAACCTGAGATGATAGCTGAAGAACCACCTGATACTCTTGCTGGTAAAACTCCACCTGCTGCAACTGATGCAGAGAATAAGTTTTCAAAACCATTGAAAGTTCCAGTTGATGCTAAACCTTGCCAGATGTTTGTTTCTGTTGCTTCTGCAACTTTACCACCAATGTAAGATACTAAGTAATCATTGAATGATTTTGGAATTTCATCAAACGCAGAAAAACCTAAGTTTAAGGCTTCCCATGAGTTTAAGAAATCTTGCTTACATAATTGTACGTTTACTTGTAACTCTGCTGGAGTTAGGACTTGTTCAGAGATTGTTACTGAACCTGAGTTTGTTACGAAATCACAAGATGCTGCGTTAACTAAGTTAGCAACTGCGATTTTCTGGATAACTGATTTGTACTTCACGTTTGGCATGATAGTAACCAATTTCTTATCCAATGTGTTTGCACTTAACAACGCTGCTGCGATGTATCCCGATGCTGCCTCTCCTGCGTATGTTCCGCCAGAGATAGTTGGGTTTGCGAATTTTTGAATTTTGTTCATTGTTTTTTTCTTTTTGAAATTAAATAATTTTATTTATAAAGTTTAGATAAGAATGTAGATTGAAAATCTGATTTATTCTTACCAAAGTTTTTATTGTTAGTTTGTGATGAGAACTTTTGACCTGCTTCAGTTGGAGCACCATCTAATTTTGGTAACTCTTCTTCCATATCTTCTTCTTCCTCAACTACTTCTTCATCTGTTGGTGGGACCATTGCCTCTTCCATCTTAGCTATTTTCTTTTCCATTTCTGAAATTCTATATGCTAATTTAGTGTAAGTCATTTCTTCCTCTGCACCTTCTCCGATTGGAGTTTCATCTTGTGGAATTGGTTCTTCAGTTATAGTCTCTTCTGCTGCTTTAACTGAACCTTGTGTTCCATCTTTTACTTGTCCTTCAGAATCTGGCATTACGTTTTCTTTATCTTCGTTGCCTGATTGAGGAATCTTTTCTACTGGTACTTCTGCTAATTCTACATTTTCTCTTTCTACGATTACACCGTCTTTAGAGATTACTTTGATAAGAGTTTCAACTCCTTCAGAATCTTTTAGAGCCAGTTCGTGAGTACCATCTGGTGCTGGAGATTTAGTTCCATCTTCCGCAACCACTTCGATACCTTCACCTACATCAAATGTTTTTGATTCAACGATTGTACCGTCTTTTAATTTTGCGTAAGTAAATGTTACCTCTTCTTCTAAGTTAAGGATACTCATTATTTTACTTAATACTGTTTTTGAATTCATATCTTTCGAGTTTGTATATGCTATAATAACATATGTGTTTAATAAAATAGTTATTTTTTGTTTATAATTTTTATGATGTTGGTGTAAATGTTGACGATGATGGGAATGTATGATAGATATAACCACTACCTGATGTTATGACACCACCTGTTCCTCGTGGAGTTGCATTTGAATATCTTAGTATTACTATACCACTACCTCCAGAACCACCGGCACCATCGGATGGCCCATTAGAACCACCACCTCCACCACCTCCGGTATTAACCGAACCATTTTCACCAATACGTGTTCCATTTTGAAAGCCACCTCTACCACCTCCACCAACTCCACCTGCAGTTCTTGTGTCAGTAGGTAAGTTAATTTCACCTGCTCCTCCTCCACCTGCATAGAATGTTCCATTTAACCATTGAGAACCACTACCACCAGGACCTGATAATGCTGCTGAAGCTCCTGCTTGACCGGCTATACCTGCCTGTGCTGCTCCACCACCACCACCTGCTGCGTTACCTCCTAAAGAAGCACCTCCAGCATTTCCTTGACCTAATGTTCCACTTATAGCTGCAATAGGACCATATGATGCTCCACCACCAGAACCTCCAACTAAACCTGCTCTACCAACAGTTCCTCCACCACCTCCACCTAAGGCTGAATAACTTTGGAATGTTACTTGGTCGTATATTGAAGATGTAGCACCATTACCACCATCCGTTGTTGGAGCAGTTCCTGCTGTACCACCTGAACCTACTCTTATATCAAATAAAGATGAACTAAAACTACCACTAATTAAACCACCAGCTCCACCTCCACCACCGGCAGCACCTCCACCGCCTCCACCTGCAACTACTAAGTAATCCATAGTAAAGATTGGTCCCGGACCTGGTATTGGTCTTCTAAATACTCCTGATGTTGTAAATGTATGATATGTGTATCCACCACTTGAAGTGATAGTTCCACCTGTTGCTTGAGTTTCTCCTTGATATCGTATTACTACAACACCACTACCACCGGCTGCACCGACAACGCCAGTACCATATGAACCACCTCCACCACCTCCGGTGCCTGGTGTACCAGCAAATCCTGAATTACTTCCTGAAATTGCTCCACCTGCTCCTTTACCACCACCATCAGTTGCACTACCTCCG